CATACGCCAATCTGAATGATATCAGTAAACAGTGGATACGGCGTTACGCATTAGCATGTGTAAAAGAAATGTTAGGATATGTCAGAGGTAAATATAGTAGTATACCAATACCAAATGCAGATATCACACTCAACGCAGCTGATCTTTTATCTCAAGGTCAATCTGAAAAAGATTCACTTATAAATGAACTGACACAGATGCTGGATAGCATGTCGCGACAAGCTCAGTTGGAACGAAAAGCAGCTGAGGCTTCGGCACTATCATCACAGTTCAATGCAATACCTTTAAAGATTTATATAGGATAAAGCATGGCATTATTTGGATCTGCTCGCGACGCATCTTTGGTACGACACCTAAATAGAGAACTTATCAATGAATTCATTGACATGGAGATTGGTTTCTATAAACTAAGTGCAAGAGATAGCAGTATTAACATCTATGATGAAACTGAAAATAAAATATATTTTCAACGCATGGCAATTAATTGTATAATCAGAAAAGATGAAAAATCTTATATAGCAGATGAATCTGGGTATGATCAAACTAGATCTGGTGAGTTTGCATTTTTTAGAGATGATCTCAAAGATAAAAATATTATAGTTGAAGAAGGTGATATCATTGAGTATGATAATGAATTCTATGAAATAAACAGTGTAGGTTCATCACAATATTTTGCTGGGAAAAATCCAAGTACTGATCTAGGTTTTGTAAGAGGTGAAAGGGATGAATTTGGTAAATCAATTTCAATAACTGCAACAGCGCATGTTGTGAAAAGGAATAGGCTAAATATTCAAGAGGTAAGATCTGGAGTTAATAAACCTCAAACTATACCGAGAAATTTATAATGGCTAAGAAAAGATTAAATAAAAGTATATCAACATATACAAATGATCCTATATCAAGACGTGTTGATCAGGTTCGTAGAGATGATGATACTGTAAAGACTCCTAAAATAACAATAGAAGATATTGATTTTGCGATGATGAGTTACATACGTGATGTTATTCAACCCAGAATCATAGAAAATGAAGTTCAAGTCGAAGTTCCAGTCATGTATGCTAATGGTGAAACATTTGCTCAGATACAAGCAAGAGGTTTCATGAGAGATGCCAAAGGCAAAATAATGACACCTTTGATTAGTATCACTAGAAGTAGTATAGCTGAACGTGATCCTAGAACATTAGGAGTAAATCAGAATCCAGATGGTAATGGATTTGTTTATCGTACCAAATATAACAATATAAACAAATATGACAGATTTTCACTGCAACAAAATAAAACACCTGTACAAGAATATTATGTTGTTCCTGTCCCAGAATTTTTAGATGTATCATATGAAATATTATTATGGACAACATATACAACACAACTAAACTCTTTGATAGAACAAATTATGCCACTGAATGGATTTGCTTGGGGAACTACATTTAAATTTCCAGTATACATAAGCGATTATTCATTTGAAACAACAAATACAGGTACCGATGATAGAATTGTCAGAGCAAGAATTCCATTCGTTGCAAAAGGTACTTTACTAATGCCATATGAATTGAGAGCTAGTAATTTACAGAAACAATTTTCAATGAAAAAAATTAAATTTACGAATGAAAGGCAGACAGACAATTTCAATACAGATGTCGACAATCCGCCTCCTGGCGGTTACAGATCAACTGATGGATATACACAGCTATAAAACGTATATTTATTTAAAAAGTTATGGCAGAAACAATAAAATTTACGAATGAAGAACTTGAAAGTATTCAAGATATCAGAGATGGTTTTGATAGAAAGGTGACTGAGTTTGGATATATTTATCTTGAACATAAAAACACCAGAGAAAGATTAGATGCAATTGCAGCTGAAGAAGAACGTCTCAATAAGGAATATCAAGAACTACTTGACAGAGAAAAAGAATTAGTAACTAATCTTAATGAAAAATATGGTACCGGCACTGTTGATCTCACAAACGGAGAATTTAAGCCTTCAGAATAAGGTTTGGGAGTTCCGGTCGATATTTATAAAAAAATAAATCAAAGGAATATATAAATGGCCGAAAAGATTATATCACCCGGTGTTTTTACCAATGAAATTGACCAGTCGTTTCTACCCGCAGCTGTTCAAGCCATTGGCGCAGCAGTTGTAGGTCCTACACAGAAAGGGCCGGCGTTAGTACCAACCAGAGTTTCATCATATTCTGAATTTTTAACTAAATTTGGCGGAGATTTTTCATCTGGATCAGGTGCGGCAGAAGATGCATACAAATATCTAACAAACTATTCAGTTCAGGAATATTTAAAATATGCTGATACGTTAACAGTAGTACGTGTACTGGCAGGCGATTTTGGACCAGCATCTACTCAAGTCTCATCATCAGGAGGATCTGCTGCAACTCCAGGTGTAGCTTCTACAGGATCATTTCAGATTTTTGGTGTGGATGGAGTAAATTATCAACAATTTAGAAATGATACTGTGCAACTAATTGCTGAAGGTAATGAAAGTCTTTCATTTTTATTCACATCTGCTTCAAGCGGCGGCACAGATGTCCCCGGCGTAGATTTATTTAGATATACTGGAGGAATATCAGGATTGGCAACTGAGATCAATACTTTTGCAAATTCATATTTCTCAGCATCAGTAAGTGGTAATAATTTAATATTATCATCATCACGAATAGGAGCGGCAGGAAATGATTCCAGAGTATCTACAGGATCATTAGTCCAGTTTATTTTTGGTTCTGGTATTACTGGTAGTTCAGGACATTTGGGTGGTGGTTCAGGAGCAACTCCTGCAGGCACAGCAAATGCATTCAGAATATTTACATTAGCAGACGGAGAAGATCAAAACAGTGCATGTGCTGAGGGTACAAATGGATTGTTAACATCTGGATCTGCTAATAATCTCAGATGGGAAGTAACAAATGTGAATAATGCCAAAGGTACATTCACTTTATTAATCAGAAGAGGTGATGATACAAATCGTAGAAAAACGATATTGGAACAATATAATAATCTTACATTAGATCCAACCACTCCTAATTATATTGCAAGAGCAATAGGTGACCAAAAGTTCACTATGAGAGACAGTGGAACGAATGATCCGTTCTTACAATTGTCAGGATCTTTCCCAAATAGATCAAGATACGTTAGAGTTGAAGTAACCAATACCACATACAAATATTTAGATGAGAATGGCGATGTCAGAGATGGTTCATTATCAGGATCATTGCCAATAGCATCATCAGGTTCATTCTCAGGAGGATCTGATGGTAATGTGAAACATCCAAGAGCTTTCTATGATGAAATCAGTAACACAAATACTCAAGGATTTAATTTAGGAGTAGCAACTGAAGGAAAGACAGCATATACAGATGCTATCAGATTGTTGAAAAATCAAGATGAGTATGATATAAATCTGATAACTTTACCTGGACTAGTTGATAACTTCACTAATCACGCTGAGATAATCACAGAGGCTCTCAATATGTGTGAAGACAGATCAGATTGCTTCTTAGTATACGATCCTGTTGAGTATGCATCTGCTTTATCAACTGCTACAGCCAAAGCAGAATCTAGAGACAGTAATTATGCTGCTATTTATTGGCCATGGGTCAAAATACCAGATGCAGATCTTGGAAAGAATGTATGGGTACCAGCATCGACATTGATACCATCTGTATACGCGTTCAATGACAGAGTTGCAGCGCCATGGTTCGCACCAGCTGGTTTGAACAGAGGAGGAATTGATGTTGCTGTAATGACAGAGCGTAAGTTGACTAAGGCAAACAGAGATGACTTATATGATGCCTCGGTCAATCCAATTGCAACTTTCCCTAATACGGGTGTGACAGTATTTGGACAGAAAACGCTGCAGAAGAAAGCATCAGCTCTTGACAGAGTGAATGTCAGAAGATTATTGATCGCAGCTAAGAAGTTCATTGCATCGACTACCAAGTTCTTAGTATTTGAACAGAATACGGCAGCGACTCGTAACAGATTCCTTGGTATTGCAAATCCATACTTTGAAGATGTGCAACAGCGTCAAGGTTTATTTGCATTCCGTTC